TTTTTTTCATATTCATTTAAAATATTCATAGACATTTTATTGAGTCCATTGTAGGCCTCAGGATTTATATTTTTAAGTAGTTCATTCCATGTTTTTGTCTCTTTTACAAGTTTATCTTGATGTGACAATGCATCTGTTTTATCTTTTATAAGTGCTATTTCTTTTTTTAGACTTTCAATTTTATCTGCATGAGCTTTTTTGTCTTTATTCCACCAAAAAGTTGTATTTTTAGATTGTGTTTCGTTTAAATCTCTTTGTAGCTGAATGAGTTTTATTTGTAAATCTTTATATGATTCTAAATCGCTAACATCTTTAAATTGTATTAAAAATGCGTGAACTTGTCCTGTATATTCTTCTAGCCAAGAAGTGGAAGACTTTATACCCTCTTTTGATACATCAAATATATCTTTTGTAAGTGTAGCTGTCAGTAGCTGCCATGCATTGTCAAAATTTGAAACTGCAACAGTCATTGTGTCTAGTGCTTTAAAACCATCTAATTTTGATAATAAAAGCTCTGTAACATTTGAACTATTTTTTAATGTATCGTTTGTAAGTCCAAGTGAACTCAAGAATCTCCCCAAGTCACTATTTGCCAATACTGTACCAGTAGCAAGACCATCTACACCAGCAAGTAAACTATTAAACTCTACGCCAGCTGCACCGGCTGCAATACTCATTTTTTTTGTGAGTTCAATCATTTGTTCATTTGTCGCACCAACATTTTTCATTGATACATACATAGCTTTATAAATTTGATTTGTTTGCTCAAGCGAATGGGGAGTTTGACTATTAATCTTTTGAAGCTCTATAGAAGTTTTTATTGCCTCTTGTTGTGCAAGATTATATTTTTCGCTTATTGATAAGTGCTTTCCAAGTGCAGATGTGTTTCCAGAAGTTGCTACAGTTAATGCAGAAAGTCCGGCAATAGAGTTTTCCATATTTTTATTAAACTCAAAACCAGTCTTAACAACTGCGTCAAAAGCTTGTTTTAAAAGATAAAAGCCAGCACCTGCAGTTACAAGAGTTTGTATTTTTTTATCGATTCTTTCAAGGCTCTTATTAAAACCATCGACACCTTTACTTGCTTTACTTGTAGAGTGCGATAGCTCTTTAAATTCCCCATCAACAACTTTTATAGCACCTGTTTTCTTATCAACAGAAATTTTGATTTGAAGTGTTTTTTCCATTATATTCCTCCAGGTACTATTTTTTTAATCTTTCCCATATGCTTGTGCAACAACTCTTTTTACAATCACAAAAGTGTCAATTACATCAAGTGCATGTTTTTCACAAAAATCTTTTACGATCATGTAGTCCGTTTCAGCTGTGTTCATACCAGCTTTAGAGCTTAAGACAACAAGGTCTGCTATAGCTCTTTCCCATTCATCATCAAGTGCAACTTTAAAGATTCCATTATCCTTACCTAGTTGCCTAAGATAAGTGATAATGTTTGCTACTTTTTTTTATTTGAAGCTTGTACCTTCTTTGTAATCTCTGCAAAAAGCACTTGATAACTTATGTTTTTTGCTCCCATCTCCGCTTTTAAGGACTCTTTACCTGCACCGGACACGGTAACCTCAAAACGATTTTTAAATCCCTCTTCAAAAATTTTTGAAATATCTGTTACATTTGCATTGAGCTCTTTGAGCTTTTTACGAAGTTTAGATATTTTCTTAAAGAGTTTTTTTTGCACAAACATAACTTCGGATTTCTCCTCTTTCGTTCCATTTGCCAATATGTGTCCATTTATGCCGTACTCTTCCTCTAAGTCCATAAGCTCATTTTGTACGCCATCTCGCTCTTCATAAGAGTTTTCATACTCTTTTCTCGTTGCATCCAATTGCTCTTTTTGTGCAACAGACATGTTTTCCTGCACCACTATAGAGTGCTTATTTTCATCAATCTCAATCTCAATATTGTGTTTTGTTTTTATCATAACTCAACCTATGCTTTAGGAATAAAATACTCTTTAAAGTATTCGCCGTCTATCTCTAATATTTCGCCATCAAACCCAACAGTCGTATGCTTATCTGCAAAATAATCTCTTATGTCTCCAGAAGGAGTAAGAACCGCATGGTGAACAACGAGCACAGGATTGTCGCTACCAGATACATTTACACCGACAATAGTAACCTTACCCTCTACTTTAGAAAGTGTGCCACCATTTATAACAGGTATTACTTCTTGTACAGTTGCAACGGTTCCATCTGGCAAAGTATCTCCAATAGCAAATGTCTCTGTTGTTTCGCTGCCAAGCATAGCCATAGCCATATTCGCTTTATTGACATTTTGTGTAGTAAAAGAGAGAGTTGCATCTGTGCCGGTTAAGACCTTATCCACCTTTTTAGATACACCTGTATCTTTAGAGCTAGCATCTGCATACTTTGGCGTAACTTTTAGTTTCGCACTTTGAATCTCGCCTATCTCAACATCAGCATCATATCCCGTACCGTTGTATTTTCCAAACAGTATTTTTCCACCACCGATATATCTTTCAATTGCCATAATTTACCCCTTTGTTATTGTTTTATTTACAAGCTCGGCTTGTTTGTTTTTCACAAGAATAGTCGCTGTACTCTCAAGTAGTTCTACTGTTTTGCCGATAGGCACTCTCTTGCCTTTTTCATCTCTTAAAGGTTTGAGTGCTTTTACTGTTACTTTTTGCTCTGCCATGGTTTCTCCCTATTTTGAATTTGATTTAGTTGTCAGGATAGATAATATTTGAGTGTTTTGGTTCTTAACATCTTGAAGCGTACTATTTAAGTGATTCACTTCACTTTTATAGAGTTCCAAAGTTACAAATGTCTCTCGTGCAATTTTTTCTTCCATCATCGCATCTGATTTTTCAAACAATGTCTCAATATGTTTTGTGTTTACTCTTGTCATGTACGCAACTACTGCATAAGAACCTGCAAAAATCACTATATATATAATAATCTGCCACAATGGAATAACGATTTCTGCTTGCATCTCTATCTTACCTCTCTCACAACGCTGTCCTGTATCTGTTTTAAAGTTCAAACGCATTGTAAAACACAAGCACACTTGCTATCTAATCGTGTATTTAAATAAAAGAGTTTTCTAAAAAATAAGAGTAGAAAGTAGAGTCTCTATTCCTATAACATTCGTTCATAATTTTAATTCTAAGACGAGAAAAGATGTATCAAAAATATCAAGACGGCTTAATAGCTGCTATTACAACGGACACAGATATAAATGCAGCGAAATACTTTGGAGAGTTGGAAAAACCGCAAGAGGGGAATTTTGCAAAAGCTGCACTACCAATGGTATATGTAGATTTCGTGGAAGACGATACTTCAAATCAAAAAATTATAGACATAAAATTCTCTTTATATATAGTACACATGTCTTACTCTAAAAACAGAGAAACTCGCTCAAATGCAAAAAATGAAATTCACACTGTACTTAAAGAAATCTACAAAAACTTAGCTTTTAAAACTATCGAAGATTCAGATCCGATTACACTAGCAAAATTACAAAAGATTTTTGATGCAAATGCAGCGGGTGGATATTTAACTGTATATAGAAAAGATGTACAAATAACACTCCCCAACCCAATTTTAACAGGAGAAATATAAATGAAAAAACATATTAGTTTGATTGTCTGTTCTGCGTTAGCCGTAGATACAGGACATCTTATTGCAGGGAGTGTTAACAATTCGGATGCTTTAGCAAATGCAGAAGTCTGGCAAAAAGTAGCAAGTGTAGGCAAATGGAAAGGACATAGAGCCGGACCTTTTACACTAACACTGCAAGATTTAGAACAGATGGTTACAAATTTTAATAGCTCTGCGCTTGGAGAAGTCGTCGTTGATTTTGAACATGCAACACTTTATGCAGACCAAGCACCTGCAGCAGGATGGGCAAAAGAGCTTAAAGTAGAAAATGATTCACTACTTGCAAAAATTGAATGGCTCCCTGATACAAAAGAGCTTATAAAAGCGAAAAAGTACAAATATCTCTCTCCGGTTCTTGTCCCAAACAGTGTTGACCAAGAAAGCGGGGAAGATATCGGCTGGACTTTACACTCTGTTGCTTTAACAAACAAGCCTTTCTTTGAAAAGCTCGATGAAATAAAAGCTAATAAACATCAAAACCAAACACAGGAGGAAAAAGTTTTGGATAAGAAAACACAAGAAGATATTGAAAAAGAAAATCAAGATCTTAAAGATGAAAATAAAAAGTTAAAAGCTGCAAAAGCTGAGCAGCAAATTGATACGGCAATAGCGGCTAAAAAAGTACACCCAGACCAAAAGGAGTCGTTATTAGCCTTTAGTGCAAGTGACCCTGATGGATTTGAGAAGTTCTTAGAAGCTGCAAAACCTATCACATCTGCTCCAGGGGGGAATGATATGTTTGCAGGTTCAAACAGTGGCGGTGGCGAAGTGCCTAAATATGATGTACTGGAATTAGGGGGATTTAAATAATGGCTATTACAGGTGCTAATGTTCAAAACATTACAAAACACAGACAAGGTGAAGTCTTTAGAAATGTTCATCAAACAGTAGTCGGAACTGTTCATGTTCCTGCAACTCTCGCAGAGGGTGAAGCAGTTAAATTAGGAACACTTTTAACAACTGCAGACGGTGGCGTGAATTGGTACACTCTTGAAACAGCTGCTTATGATGTTGCAGATGCTCCATTTGCTGTAGATGCAGAGGTATATTATCAAGGGCACACTTACAAAAGTTTAGTTGCAAGCAACAGTGCAGCTTTAACAGATACAAATAGCTGGGAAAATCTTGGTGAGTGGAATGCAAACGGTGTTCTATACAACGATATTACGGCAGACACAAAAACAACTGTAGCAACTACATGTGATGTTCTTGCAAAACATGCAACAGGCTTGGATGACTACTTAAAAGTAATCCTATTTAAAAATAAAATTATGACAAAGTAAGAGGTGAAAAATGAATTTCGGACAAATAATGGCATTATGGACTTTCACAACAATGATGAAAGCGATCAACCAGCTCAACACTAGCGGTACTTATGTATTTGACAAATACTTTAAATCAAAAGGTGAGCAGGAACTTGGAACAACGGCAAAACTTCGTATTAAACGCAAAGCTTCTACAGTACTCACTGCTTTGGCAAAAGGTGCAGATAGACTTGTGCGAGAAGATGGTGATGTATATGAGATTCGCATAGAGCTTCCACGCTTCGGTCAATCAGGAGAGATTCTTGCCCATGAGGTTAATGAACTTGAAACACTTGAGGGTGAGGCTATGGTCACGGCAGTATCCAAAAAGATAAATGAAATCATGAGTGAGCACAAAGAGGACTATATGACAACAATTGAGTTTATGGCCACAGGTGCTTTGTTTGGGAAAGTTGTTGATGGCAACGGAACAGTTCTCTTTGAATTCACAACAGATGATGCTCCTATTGAGTATAAAAACACAGAACATCTTACTGCTCTTGATGCAATTGATGATGCGCTTACCGAGGAGCTTGGCAAAACAGTACCATATGAAATTCTTGCATCTCCAATTTTTGTAACAAGACTTGCAGCAGTTGCAAAAACAGCTGGTGAATTTGGATTGGGTGGGCAAGCGAGCTGGGATGAAGATGAGAATGGAATCCGTACACTTGTTTACAACTCTAAGAGATATACACCTTTTAGAGCAAAATGGAAAGACGAAAATGGAAATATGCATCCGTTTATCGCAGATGGTGAAGCTGTAGTCATTCCTAAAAGTCAAGATGTATTTAAACATGTGTATGGAAGAGCTGACCACACGGATGCTATGAAAGTGGCTCCACAACTCTTCTTTGCATCTAAGCCGGAAAAACTTGAAAAAGGAAAAGGCTGGGGATTTGAGACGGAAACAAAAGTGATTCCTTATTGTGTGAGACCAGGAGCACTTATCAAACTGAAATTTAGTGCATAAAAATAAAGAGCTTTAACGCTCTTTATTGACAAATACGATAAATCTATCGAGCAAAAAGAGAAAATGGTTTTTAAACGGGTTTTAAACGGCAATTTTGAGGTATTAAGATGATGATTACAAATGAAGATTTACTAAAAGAGATAAGTGAGCGTGAACTTGTACAACTAAGCGATATTAATGCAACAGGCTTAATTGATCAAGATGTTATTGACGATGCAATAAACGATGCTATCTCTTTTATAGAGTCTTTTATTGTCCTCCCGGACAATCCAACACCGCTTCTTAAAAAAATCACAGTAGATCTTACTATCTACGAACTAAGAAGAAAAAATGAACTTATAAGTGACTCTGATAAAGAACTCAAAAAAGAGAATGAATCGTATTTAAGCAAGATGAGTAACGGAAGATTAAGAACAGAGGTGACGAGCAGTTCCACGGCTTCGGTTGATGAGACGACTAAACCGTTTGCTTTTGCACACAGAGAGAGAAAACGAGTAAATATGAGAGGTTTTAGATAATGGCAAAGCTAAGTAACGCGGATAGAAATAGAATCCTTGCAAGAAGCCTCTTTGTCGATGCAGAGAAAAACTTTAAACAAATTGCCCAGACTCTAGGAGTCAGCGAAAAAACAATATCAAACTATCAAACTAAAGATAAACAAGAGGGATTTGACTGGCTCACTCTCAAAGCTTCTAAACAGATACTTTCATCAGATGAGCAGAAACAAAACATGTTTACCGAGTTTGTCGGCTACATGTATGCAACGCTTAGAGAGATTCGAGAAGATGAAGATTTAAGCTCAAGTCAAAAAGCGGACAAGATAACTTCAGTTGCAGACGGCTTTTCAAAAATGCGCAAAATCGCTGCACATGAAGACCCCGAAGCATACAAGCTTGGAATCATCAAACATACTATTACAACACTGCTTGAGATAATAAAAGACAATATAGATCAAGAGTGCTTAGAGGCTATCATAGACTCCATTAACGAAAAGCAAGAAGAGCTAGCAGATGTCTCTATTTAGCAAAGATGAACTTCAAAACCTTTTACAAGAAGCAGATGAGGAAGCAAAACTCAGAGGGCTAAGCCAATCAAAAGCAAAAAAGTTCACCCGCAAAAAGTTCCTTGAGTGGGTAGATGATTTTACTTTTGGACTCAAAGAGCAGATAAAAGTTACCAATGCTCTAGATCCTGCCCTCAAAAATGAGCGTAGGGCAAAAGCACTTGAAGATTTTCATTATTTTAGAACAACATACTTTCCACACTACTACACACTATCTGGAAAGAGTGGTCTGCAAGAACATTTAGAGACTATCTTTAAACGTATAAAAGGAAAAAGCCTTGTCTCTGTATCTACTGCAGGAGTACTTGGAGAGAAATTTGCAGTAGCAGCTCCTCGTGGATTTGGTAAAAGTACGGATGTCTCAGTCGTCTTTGCTATCTATGCGATTGTGTATGACTTAAAGCACTTCATAACCCTATTTTCAGATGCGATTGAACTTACAGAGACACTTATAGAAGCCATCAAAGCAGAATTTGAAGAGAATGAACGCCTCAAGGCAGACTTTGCTGAAGCTTGTGGTATCGGTAAAGTCTGGAAAGTCGGGGAAATCGTCACAAATAACAATGTCAAGATAAAAGGCTTTGGTAGCGGCAAAAGGGTGCGTGGGGTTAAACATGGTACATACAGACCAGACCTTGCACTTATAGATGATTTAGAAAATGATACAAATGTAAAATCCCGCAAACAAAGAGATAGGCTTGAAGATTGGCTAGATGAAGCTATCGACAACCTTGGCTCTGTTAACGGCGATATGGATATCATCTACATTGGAACTATACTGCATCGTGATTCGGTTCTAGCAAGAAAGCTCAAACTCAAGTATTGGAATCCCAAAACTTTTAGAGCATTAGTAACCTATCCACTCAATATGGATATGTGGGAAGAGTACGCAAAACTCTATAAACATGAAAGTGTAGAAGCTGCTACAAACTACTACCGCCTAAATAGAGTAAAAATGGATGAGGGTGCACACCTACTTTGGGATAGTGTTAGTTTAGAGTTCCTTATGCGCAAGCGTGCAACTAATCCTAAAGCGTTCGAGAAAGAGCAGCAGAACAATCCAAACTCTGAGAATCAGAAGTTTAACTCTTCTAAGTTTATTAAGATATCTCATACACAGATGCCAAAGTTAGATAAAAAGTTCTTGATTGTCGATGCAAAGGGAGATAGTGACGATGGGGATTACTGTGGATTTATCGGCGGTGGAATATGTATGGCTGACCAGAAGCTCTATGTTTTTTATTCAAAGAAGATGCGAATTAAAGGGAGACCTGTAATACTTGAGACCATTAGACTTATGAAGCTTTTTAAACCTGATCTTATAAGCGGGGATGCAAACGGTGGTTTTTATATGCTAAGAGATTGGCTCAAAGAGGCAATCTTCAACTCCAGTATTTCTATGCCAACAATGAAATTCATCCACCATACCCAAAACAAAGAGGACCGTATGGGTGAGCTTGAGTTTCCTATTGATGATGGAGATATCATCTTTGTTGGCGAACATTTTGACCTGTTTAACCAGATGGATGATTTCCCAGAAGCTGACCATGACGACTTGCATGACCCCCTGCAGACACTTTATAAAGTATCAAAACTTCAAAAGATTAAAAAAGGTGCTGACAATAAACGAACAAATGTAAGAGGAAGTAGCAAAAGATTCAGCAGAAAGAGAGGCAAAAGATAATGGCAAAAAATAAAAAGATAAAAGCAAAAGGCTCTTTAATAGGTGCAAAAAAAGAGACAAGCAGCAGAACAACTTTAAAACTAAACTCTAGAGCAAAGGATGTTCTCAAAAGTTTGTTTGAACTCCCTGTACAAAATAACTGGCTTGACGATGAGGCTATTGATAAAATAGAGAGAGATTCTACTGTAACAGCAGCGATAGGTCGCAGAAAAAGTGCAACTCTGAAAAAAGAGATTGTCATTACATGTAAAGATGAAACTCTTAAAGAGGAGATTGAAAAGATATTTCACTACGATCTGCTTGATGCCATACTTGATACGCCATACCATGGCTTTAGTGTTTATGAAATCAACTGGGTAGAGAAAGATTTCCTATGGTAT